GTCTTTTGCGGCCACGATCTGATACTGTTCAGTGCTCCACGTGATCTGAATAGGGTCACTGGCGGGATTTTCTGCCATCTCACGCGCAGAACTGTATTCAGCAGTGACTATCCATCCCTTCCACGGGTTGTTGTTAGTTGGCGTTAAATCGATGCAATAGGCAGAAGAATCTTCGTTATGAACGCTGCCAATCAGTGGGAGCCCGGCGGCAGACCCGACGGCGTAAGGCCCTTCCGACACGCTCGATGTCTCAAGCTTAAATACGCGTGTGTACGTGCGGATTCCTTGCGAGTTTTTCGCTTGCCTTCCTGCCGTATCTTCTCCCAAAAGTGTCACTGTCATGCGGTGACAAACTCCTTAAACACAGGAGCCGCTTTGCCGGGACCGTTGTTCTTGAGTGCGTCAACGATCTGTTTTGTCTGTGACTTCGTTTCTTTGATCATCGGATCTTGCTTCGCACCAAACATCGAAGCAATGACCGTTGACCATGTGTCCGCTTGTCCTGAAAACATAGCGCCGGAAGTTTGTTTTTCTGTTTTTGCGCCCTGCATTGCTGACTCGTTTCGAACATCATTGCCGAGCCAGTTTTCGGCAGTTCCTTTTAACCCCTCGCCCCATGTTTTCCATTCAGTGACCTTTGTTTCACCAAACTGTTTTGCGCCAGCAAGCAATGGCGCGGCCTTCTCCATTGCCGTTCCGAACAATGCAGTCAGTTTTGAACCGTCCACTGCCTGTGGTAGTGCTGCTGCCAGATCGGATGCCGCCGGTGCTGGTGGCAGTTCCTGAGACTGCAGCGTGTTCATTAAACCGCCAAGGCGATTCTGTGCTTCCTGAAGTGGTGTAACGCCTTGTGCTGCCGCTGCATCAGCATTGCCTGTGAAATGATCCCGCAAAGACTGCCCTGCCTCGAGTCCCCAGTTTGTCGGGCTCATGGCTTTCGCGATGTTTTTGCCAGCCTCCCACGCCTTCGCGATCATCGCCGCAAGCATCTCGTCCCATTTGACCTTGATCGATTCCACAACCACGTCAAAAGATGCTGTCAGCACGTCAGACAGAAACTTCATTTTATCCGGCAGCATGTTGAACTTTTGCAGGATCTCGTTCGCTACCGTGACCATGCTTGTCAGGTTCGGCAAAACTGCCGTCCCAATTTCACGGCCGAGTGTCTGCACGTTTTCAACGAGTGAATTCCACTGGCCTGTGAATGTTTCGTTGATTCGTGCCATCATATCGTGAAACCGACCACCTTCACCGGTGAGACTCAGCAAAGCCGTCTGCATGTCAGTGAAGCTAATCTGGCCAGCTTCCGACATTGTCAAAATTTCCGACGTGCTCTTGTTTAGCGTTTTTGACAGAGCTCCGATAATACCGACGCCGTTTTCTGCGAACTGCCGAATCTCTTGACCCTGCAATTTCCCTTTATTCATTACGTCTGTGTATGCCTTCGACAGAAATCCGAGCTTATTGGCGTCTCCCATCGCAAGGTCGCCAAGAAGCTGCAGCGTGCTCATGATCTGAGTGTCCGCGACACCTGAAGCCAGTAAGCTTTTTGTTGCATCAGCAGCAGACTCCAAATTGAATGAAGTCCGAGCTGCGAACCTTTCGACGTCTTTGAAAAGTGCTGCGCCTTTTTCAGCAGAGCCGGTCAAAACCTCAAATTGAATCTGTGCGGTCTGCGCGTCAGCCGCCAATTGCGCGACGCTTTGTCCGAGTGAAAGAATCCCGCCGATTGCCTTGCCGCCAATATCAGCAATCGCAATACCGCTCACAATTGAACCGACCGACGCAGCGAACGATTTTGCCTGACCTTGAGCTTTTGACAGCCCGCTCTGAAAGTTTCGCCCGTCAACACTTAGACGTGTGACCAGATCACCAATGACAGCCATTTATTGTGATCCTTTCAACATCTTCAGGTGACTGGTGATAAGTGCCGCTGATTGCTTTGGAGACAACGGCGGAACGCTCGTCGTCTTTTTCAGCCACGGCAGAAAATCAGTTTCTTCAATTTTCTGGCCCATGATTCCAGCAATCAGAACACCAAGTTTCGCGACCACATGAGCAACGCCCAAATCGGTTCCAATCGGTTCGACAAGGTCTTTCGCACACCATTCGTTGAACTGCTGGTGCGTCATTTCTTCCAGCATTGCATCGACGTCTAGTGTCTTCTTTACATGTTCAGCCAGCCGCAGAGCCGTCAGGCGTCTGGGGCTGCGTCTGAGTTTTTTACGAGTGTTTCCAAGTCCTGCGACGTGAACCCACTGAGTTCGAGAGCCACGTTTACAAGTCGCTCAATCACGTCTCCGCGTTTCTGGCCGAGTTGTTCAATTTGTGCCAGCGTAAACAACTTGCTTCCGGCATCGTCTCTGCAGCACTCAACCAGAATTCGCTCACGAATCTCAGATTTCTGCTTCGCTCGCTGTGCCTTGCTCAGTTGCTGCTGCTTGTCTTCCCATTCGGTCCGTTCTCGTGGCGTCATGCCCCAAATTGGGATCACCTTGCCTTCACCGAGCTCCGGTACTGGCACGTCCCGTTTCGCACGTTCAAGAGCTGGAGCAGAAAGAAACTCATCAGCACTGACAACAGTTCGAGTCATTCACAATCATCCTCTTCGCAATAGTTCGGGCCGGGAATGTCGTTTCCGTCCTCGTCATACCCGAGGATTTCGCCATTTCGAAAACGCTCCCGGTCTTCTGGCTCAATTCCTTTCGCCAGCATTTCCCGAGACAATAAAACCTCTGCCCTCTTGTTCTGCCATCCAACGCAGCACGCCTCAGACTCTTCATCTACTGGCTCTGCGTCACCATTACCGACGAGCAATTGACAGGAACGCTTATCAACGTCGATCTGCGTTCCTGCGACCCAATACCGCCGGCCGTTTCGCGTCGTCATGCCGTCGGCATCGGCGACATGAGACGCAACCAGCAAGTCTTCACGAATCAATCGAATCATCATGTGGAGTACGACAGCAGTTGATCAAGTTTCAATGTGACGTCGGCTTTCAGACCGTCATTCATTGCACCGGTGAAACCAAACCCAACACCTGCGGAAGTGAATCCGCAGTTTGTTGTGCCAGTGTCTGCGAATTCAATTTCCCAGACACATTCAGCCGGTGTGGTGACCAGATCCGTGATTGCCTGATGACCAGCCAACGCAGGATCGTAGAAAATTGCGAAGTCAAAGGAACCGCCTTCGGAATAGCCGGTCTGGCTGTATTCCTTACCGGCTCCTGAGGTGTCGATCGTGGTTGAGTCGTAAGTTTCTGACTCAGCCCCGGAATGTGAAAACTCAGTGATCTGAGCCACGGCCGTCAGCGTTGACGCAATGGTCTGACGAATGACTGAGCCCTTTACTTTGACCTTTGCCATGATTGGCTATCCTCACGTTTCGTGGAAGTGAATATCACAGTCGAGTGTGATCACATAAGTTGGTGTGTCAGAGCCGTCTGTAGGTGGCTCGAGATCGTCTGATTCGCCATTCATCAATACCGCGTCAATGGTGTCTGTTCCTGCTGCTCCGGTGTAGTCGTCCAGATATCGTCTGACCGTCTTGGCCAGTGTTGCCACCTGCACGGACGTTTTTGCCTTGCAGTCAATGTCAAATGTCAGGAATCGAAAGTCTGAGGAACCGCCATCAATGCACGGGTTTTCCTCAGAGTTCATCTGTGTCAGAACGATGTAGGGAAATGCGGCTTTTTGTGGTGCGTGATTGACGTAGATACGACTTCC